ATATTCATAATATAAAGTCCTGTATAAATGCTACGACACCCATAATAAACACAACCACAATAAATGTCTGTGCCATTCTAACTGCTATGTAATCACTCATCATCAACCACCAATATAATGTTACCACTCATTGTTACTCTGTAATCATCTCTTTTATTAGGTAGAACATAATGACCCAATGAACTAGGAAAGATTAGTAGTGTGCCCTCTTCTTGTTTTGGTATTGAGGTGTGGGCCCAGACGAAACTATCATCATCCTCATATTTGAACAATGTTCCAAATAAATTTGACATATGATTTAGAGATGATTCGTAAGTGAAAACAAAACTATCATCATCGAATGTTCTCAACATATATGCAAAACTAAAATGTGGTGGAAAAGACAGATGCCCACCTAGATGGTTGTGTGCTTCTTGATAGTCACCCTTACCATATCTATTCATCCAACTAGAGATATCAAAACTCCAATAACCATGTGGATTGAACAGTTTCATATACTCTTTGAAATGCTCTGCGACATCATGGGTGATTTGATTTATTGGAAGTTCATGTTGTCTCAAATTACCAATAGTGCTTTGTGTTTTTGATTTCCAGTTCTCTTGAACTGTCCAGTATGAATCATCACCAATAGCGTGTTTTATGCTTTCAAGATGCTCTGAATGATTGTCCATAAGAGAATTATATACTGGAAATCCACCAAGTGTATTAATCACCAACAACTCCTACTCACAGGCAAAGATTCCATATGGTCGATATAATCCTTGTCGTTTATCCAGATTCTAATCCAGCGTTCTTCAAAGATAACACCTTCTCGTTCAACAAAGCGAGAATAGGTTTCTCTCTGAACACCAGTTTTGTCTGAATGGAGTCCTTCTTTGAAAGGACCTTCAGCAATTTCGGTCATTCTACCAACCTTCCATCATCTCTTTATATTCTGCTTTTACACAATCAGCAAAGAACATTCCTTTTTCTTCCTGTGCTTTCTTCAGCAGTTCTGCTAGAGTGATTTTCATTTTTCCTGTTTCATCCATGTATTCCCAAACAAACTCTTGGGCATCCATCATGAATCCTTTGACTGCTCCCATAATTTACTCCTTTTCAAAAACGAATCACAAGTCCTTTTTACTTCTATTATTAGCACTATTTCTTTATTTTGTCAAGGGCTTTTTCATTAATTTTTTTAGAATTGTTAAGGGCTCTTTCCTTAACTTTTTCAGAAACTTCACGAATACTAATGATGTTTTCATTCTGAAGAGCAAGAAATGTTCCCATCACACCCATATGTGCGCCATCTGAATATCCTCTTCTATAAGAAAAGTAGACGGCGCCAGCCAGTAGACAAAGGTATGCAAGTTGCCAATAAAAATCTATCATAGGGATTTTTCCAATCCATGTTCTAGTTGTTGATACTCATCCACCCAATTTTCAAACACATCACGAATGATTGTCAAATCTCTTTCATATGGTGAGATGTCTAATGTCTTCAACTGAGCATACTTATTTATGGTAATACCACTATCATACTCTTCTTGTTGAACAAACTCATAAACGCCCCAATCCCATTTCTGAAATCCATCAGAATCATCATGAATAAACTTACCTAAAGTAAATCCATTGTAATTGAACTCAGGGTCGAAATCAGTATTTTCACTATACAGCATTTTTTAGCCTTTCAATCTGAATGTCTTTAGCGCCTTCTTTCTTCAACTCACAAGCAAGTTTGAATGCTTCTTTCATGTTGACGCATTTGATAAACTTGGGAACATAAAGTCCTTTTAGAACACCTTCTTTTCGGATTTCATCCCACGAAACTTTTGCTACATATCCCATTATGCGGCCTCCTCATATGGTTTCATCTCTTTCATGATTGCATCGAACTCTTTCTGATACAGACGATATGGAAGATTCATTTTGAAGCAGGCGACTTCACCACCATACATCAAGTCCATCGCATCGAACTTCTCTGCTTCCAGCAACCACCGAACAGCAGTCTTTCTGTCAGAAGTTCCCCACTTGAGCATCTCTTGAACAAAACCCTCAAACTTACGAACGGCTTCTTCTTCCGCTTTTTGTTCTGCTTCAAAAGCCTCGTTAGCGGCTTGAGCGATATACTTCGCTTCTTCCTTTAACTCCTCTAGAGTCATGGAATCAAAATCATAGTGACGACCTTTGACACCAAAAGCATCCTTATGTCCTTCATAGATAAAAGTCTGAAGTTCATACCGTTCAAAATCTTCTACAGTATGAACACCCATCTCAGCCCAATGCTCGACATCTGTAGTCAGAATACCGATGAAAGTGCCTGGATTGGCTTCCATCTCTGCTTTCGATTTAGCATTGATACCTTCGATATGTTGAATCAGTTCATTCATGATTAAGCAACCTTTGTCATCTGGATTAATTTGAAACCTTCTTCAGCAAGAGTTTTTGCATCGTCATCATCTTCAAAACCATACTCAGTAGCAAAATCCATGCTACTTGTGTAGTAGATGGTGGCAGTATCAATGTCAACACCGTAGGTGTCCATTACATATTTGAAGGTTTTTGCGGTCTGGATATTTCCAGCAATCAAGTTTCCGGCACCCATGTAAATCTCAAGGCCACCGTTTTCAGCACCGATAAAAATTGTTTCGTTAGTCATGATTACCTCTCTCTGTATCTCTCACTTACATTATTAATATAGTGGGTCTCAGAGAGAATTGCAAGGGCTAATCGCCAATTTTTTTCAAAAAAGTTGGCAAAAAAATTCCAGAAATATTGGGGGCTGTAAGTGTATGATATTGTTGGTTTTCTGGTAACACGAAAACAAACTTAGTAGTGCTATGTTTCCTTGCAAACCAGTCAAGATACTTTACACGATTGATATTATCAAGGTGATTCGCATGAGTCTCAGGCCCATATCCTTCCTGATTCTTGAACAAATTATCCTCTGATAAGTCCTTGTCTTTCAATAGAAAATCGAAACCAAGACAATAAAGTTTCTTATGTTCACGCCGAATCGCTTCTAGCATTGCATTCATACCGGCGTTGCTTCGTTTGCGTCTTGGAGAATAATCAGCATCTTCCCAACATTCGTCTTCTGGTGGAAAGATGATTCTCCCATCCGAACCAAATACTTCATCATTTGCTTCGATAATAGTTTGAAAAGATTTGTCGATAGAAACCAGATAATCGTATTTGTTGAACTCACGATAGAGAGCATTGCATCCAAAGATAGTGCCTTTACCCACAAGTATGTTTAAGTCAACAGGTTTACGACTAATTCCGTTCCCTATTATAAATGCCGTCTTCATCATCTATTTCACTTTCTTCATCCATATAACTAAGAGCATAGTCTTTCAAATGTGTTTTGAAATTCTTTATTGGTTTCCTTTGCTCTTTAATGCGCTTGAAATCTCGCTCTTCATCAGTTTGGGGAGACTTTTTATTCTTAGCCATAGTAGTGACCTATCTTTCTTTCACCAGTTTTTAGACAAGTTTGGAAATGCTTCTGCTACTAGTTTTTTAGTGATTGACTTGAATGGTAACTTACCATCCTTCATACCAAGTAACACTTTAGCATCGCCTGGGTCAACAGATTCAAGCATCTCAATGAAGAGTTGCTCTCTGCGAACCTGTTTCAAATTTCTCTGTGTGTCAGTATCACCTTCGATAAAGAGATACAACTTTCTTAGTTCTTGAACAAGTCTACCTTGTGCATCCACATCTGGGCCTACTTCTTTGTATGGGGGATTGCCCTCTGGTAGTAACCACTTTACATTCGGGTCATATGTCCAACCAAGAACTTGCTTTAATGGTGCGCCACTATACTCCTGTAGTTTCGCAATCTTCTCTTTCTTGGTTTTACACTTTTCGACTTCTTCAAATATTTCGTAGAAAGTCTTTCTCATTAAAATTCTCCAATATGTTCCATAAGATTTTTCAATTTGTTTTTGATAAAGTAATTTAGCAATCCCTTTTTAGGAATCACATATTCGTCATACTTTTTATTTATATTATCACTTATATGTGATGGAATCATGCCAAGATTGACTAGAGACTCATTGCGCTTATAGTTACGCAACATCATATCATTACAAAAATCAACAGGGTCTAGACTAATCCATGTGTCCAGTTTTTTGGACATAAGTGGCTTTTGTCTTTGTCCTGTAACAATCACATTATCACCAGACAAGAAGTTTGGAACACCATCACCTCTATCACCCTTCATAATATGCTCTCGTAAGAATGCTTCTGGATTGTTGATACGAATCCATTTCTTTGTGATAGGCGAGAACTGTTCAACATTCGCATACTTCTGCAATTGTCCAAAGTCTTTATCACCAGACAAGATGAGAATAGGCTCTTCGCCTTCTGCTTTGAGTGTTCGACCGAAGCGATTGCAGAGAGTGCCAATGATATCATCCGCCTCTGCTGTTTCTACTTGTAGCACACGATAAGGAAAGTTCTCTTTCAGTTCATCACGAATCTTGTTCAGAACTGTAAAGATTTTATTCCAATCTAGTGGAGACTTTTCTCTGTCAGTTTTTCTATGTGCTTTGTAATAGGGGAATATTTGTTTGCGCCAGTAGTTCTTGTCATCACAACAGATAACAAGTTCACCATACTGCTTACCAAACTTGCCTTTGTATAGACGAATGCTGTTCAGCACCATGTGTCTCACAAGGTCTTCTTCGATTTCATTATTTCGATTGTTTCCAATCTGCACCATCAGGTTAGAAATCATCACCTGATTCAAATCTAAGAGTATCATAACCTTTACTCACTTAACTATCCTAATATTATATAGGGTCATTCCTTAATAACCTTAATGCAGTTTTTTCCGCCACGAGAATATTTTTCCATTCTACCACGATACTCATCAACCAAGTTTTGCTCGACTTTCTCCATCAACTGCTTCTTACCAAAAGTAGTTCCATAGTAGTTACCAGTTAAACCGCCTTGCCAGTCTTTCTTTGTTAGGTTCAAACCATAACACAATAGTTTGACTGCACCTTCGATTACATTCCATGTCACCATCAGATAATATCCATCTCTTTTAGAGTATGCACCACCACGCCATTGTTCACCACTGGTGCATTTGATTTCAACTGGTACACCATTGTAGCGTATGTCTGGCTCACTATCTACTTTAGGAGCGACAGCACCCTCAATGGTGTTTTCGATGTTAGTCTCTAACAATCCAGACAAGTCTTCTGACAACTGCTTATTGCTTTTACGCAATCCTTTTGAGTTATAGAAGTTGATACAGTCCAAAAAGTCTTTCTCAGTCTTCAAGAGAACTTCACCAAAATTCGTAAACATTATGTATCTCCTCACTCAGTTACAGAATCAGTCTACACACTTATGGACAATGTGTCAAGGCAAATTTACAATTTTAAGTAAGTTAATTCATTTATTCCACCAAGGTCGCCCTTTGCAAAGACATTGAATGCAAGACTTACTCGTTGTCCTTTAAGCACCTCTGGCACAGAGTGAATCGTATTGGATGGAAAAAGTAATAAATCATGTTCCTGTGGATACATCATAAATGTTTCATGTTCAAACTCATTGGTATCATTTGGATTAGGAACAAGAATATTTGGTAATGTTCTTGAGAATTGTATCATGTCATAATTATGTTCAACTTGTGGATAGTAAACACCAGACACAATTGAGTTTGCATGAGTGTGTGCTGGATGAGATTGTCCTCTCACCGCATAGTTACACCAAGACAATGTAATGACTGGTTGATGCTTTTCTAAGTTCCAGCACTGAACATTTGTCACATAGTGTCGAACACAATGTAACATACTTTCTTTGAGGTTGCTCAATCCTTCATGCTCAAGAACTTGAGTATCAACCGATTTTTCATTTGCAATATTTTTTACTCGCTCTAAATTTAGAATGACTTCTTTTTCATTATCATTAAGAACATGAGCATTATTGTAAACCCCTACTGTGGTAGGGAACATCTTAATAAAACTACTTGTTATTTGATTTTCCATTTTGAACTTCTTCAATCCTTTTCATTAACCAATTTCGGATAATAACTTCTTGGTCAGTGTATAATCCTTTATTTAACACTTCCATTCTATCCAATTCATTTTGCAAAATACGCTGAATCATCAAATCCTCACTAGATGGCATCATATACTCCTCTGGCACTTTACCCCATCCTACAACTCTATCCCAATCTCGTTGAGTGTATCTACTCATCGTCATCATCATCAAAAATCATTGATGGAAATGAACCCTCATCATCTTCTTCTTCCATATCAGTCAACTGAACTGCTTCATCAATCTGTTCATGAAGTGGATGATACAATCCCATATTACGATACATTGATGAACGAACAGTTTCAACAGTGAATGCAAAGTCCTTCATAAAATCTTCACGCTCAATATCCATACCAGAGAAACTGATACTTGCTAACAACTGACTGCAATGCTGGTCAACCAGATTATTGATGTATTTTTCCTTTGCTTCATCAATTTTTTTCTGGACTCCTTCAATGCTATTTTCGTTGTGTCGAGGATTTTCTTTTGGAAACTTGATTACATTCATGCATCTTCCTTTCTCCTGTCGAAAGAACTATTTATCTCCGGCTGGAACTACAGTAACCCATTTCACAGTGTTCTGTGCATCCCTACCATAACGATTGTCAATCCAATCACCATTCTTGAGATACCACTCACAGTGTCGAATGTATGCTTGCGTATCGGCCACACGCATAGTTGCACCTTTGACTTTTTGTCGCTCCTGTCGGCGATACTCTGCAAGCAATCCTTTTTGGTGTTTAATCCATTCAGTCACATTCTTTCGTGAGAATGTATCCTCATCGGGCTTTGCAAGCACACTAGAGTGGATGT